ATAACTTAATTATAACATAGGAATTATTTTTAGAAAAGAATATTGGAGGAATTAACATGTTAGCAGAAATTTTAGTCGGAGTATTAATCATCGTGGTCCTATTCCAAATGATCATCATCAGTTCAATCAGCGAGCGATGCAAAGAATCAAAACGAGAATTGAAGAAGATGATTGCTGAACAGCAACGTATTCAAGAAGCACGAGAAACAATGCGTTTCGGATATCGTAGATAGGAGCTAATTTATGGCAGAAAATAATACAATCCTGCCTCACGATATTCTTGCTGAACAAGCTGTAATTGGATCAATTTTTGTAGATCCAGATAAAATCCTAATCGCTTCAGAATACCTCACAAAAGAAAGTTTTTACAAACTATCACACGGCATTGTCTTTGGAATCATGGAAGATTTGTCGGACAAGGGAGAACCTATTGACCCCGTATCAGTTAAATCAGCGCTTGATTCAATAGGCGAATTTGATCGAATCGGAGGGATGGCATTTCTTGCTAGTCTCATCAATGCTGTACCAACCAGTGCTCACATTGAGCATTATGCCAAGGTTGTAGCCGAAAAAGCGAGAGCACGAAAGGTTATTGAAGACCTCAATCAAACAATAGCTAACGTATATGATGGTCAATCAGATCTAAATGACATACTCTTTCAAACCGAGCAAGCTTTGTCAAACATAGCAAACGACAAGCAGACTGGCTTCCGTCCAATTATTGATGTCATTGATTCCACGCAGTCAATTATTGACGAGCGCTCACAACGTGTTGGTGATGTAACAGGGACACCAACAGGTTTTACAGAATTTGATAATATCACGACTGGTCTACACACTGACAACCTGATTATTATTGCAGCACGGCCAGCGATGGGAAAAACAGCTTTTGCTCTTAATATCGCCCAAAATGTGGCAATAAGAGCTGGAAAGCCAGTAGCAATCTTTTCCCTTGAAATGGGGGCAGAAAGTCTTGTAGAGCGTATGCTCTCAGCCGAAGGATTGATTCCATCGTATCATGTCAGAACAGGGAATCTCTCTGAAAGCGAATGGCGCAGGATGATCCTGGCACAAGAGCAACTTGCAAAAGGAAAAATCTATATTGACGATACAGCAGGAATACAGATTGCTGAGATTCGATCTAGAGCCAAGCGATTATCTCAAGAGACTGGTGGTCTTGGATTGATTGTAATTGACTATCTTCAACTAATTACTGGTAGAGGTCGAGAAAATCGGCAACAGGAAGTGTCTGAGATTTCAAGGCAATTAAAAATATTAGCCAAGGAATTGAAAGTTCCGGTAATTGCATTGAGTCAGCTATCTCGTGGGGTTGAACAGCGAAATGACAAAAGGCCCGTGCTCTCAGATTTAAGAGAGTCCGGATCGATTGAGCAAGATGCCGATATAGTCGCATTTCTCTATCGAGAGGCTTATTACAAACGTGAAGAGCAGGAAGAACCTGATAATGTTACAGAATTGATCCTTGAAAAAAATAGACATGGCAGTTTAGGAACAGTCAAATTATTCTTTCACAAGGAATATGCGAAATTTTCAAATAAGGAGGCTTGATGAATGGTAACTGAGAATCGTAGATATTACTGGTTACAACTAAAAGATGACTTCTTTAATTCCAAAGAAATGAAGCTCATGAGAAAGCTTCCTGGTGGAGAAGAAATCACAATCATCTACCTAAAAATGATGCTGGCAAGTCTAGCAGAGCAAGGGAAGTTATATTTCGAGGGTCTAGCAGAAGATCTAGCAGAAGAACTATCTCTATTGATAGACGAAGATCCAGAAGCGATCAGATTAACACTGATGTTTTTGACAAAGAAAAAATTATTGACTACATCAGACAATTATCAGTTTAATCTTGAACAAGTTCCGGAAATGGTAGGAAGCGAAACAGCAAGCACCCGTAGGTCTCGCAAGCATCGAGAGAACCAAAAAGCGTTGCAATGCAACACCAACGCAACAAAAGGCAACGGAGATATAGATATAGATATAGATATAGATATAGATAAGGAGCAAAAAGCTCAATCAGATGTCTATGATGAAATTATCAAATATCTAAATGAAAAAACAGGATCTCATTTTAAACCTACTAGCAAATCGACTCAAAGGTTAATCAATGGTCGGTTGAGTGAGAATTACTCAATGGATGATTTTAAACATGTTATTGATGTAAAAACTCTTGAGTGGAAAAATGATTCCAAAATGTCCAAGTATTTAACTCCAGACACGTTGTTTAATGCTACTAAGTTTGAAAAATACTTAAACCAAAAGATGCCTTCAAGTGCATCAAGTCAACAACAAGATGAAAGGTTGGGATTTTAATGTATCAGGATTATACAGTAGATTCTACCAGCGAACCTAAAATTTGCAACAAGCATGGTTCCAAGATGATCAATGCAAAAGTCATGATTAATGGATCCCAGCAATCACTCGACATTTGTCAAGAATGTGAAAAAGAAGAAATCAATGAATTACAGGAACACTTAAAGCAAGAAGCAACTATCCAGTCCGTTCTATCGAATACCTACAAAGTATTTGATCGTGAGAGCATCTATTCCAAGGAGTTGAAAGACAAAACACTTGATAATTACGATGCAGGGGAAAAGTTGTGTGAACAAGCTTTGAACTTCTCAAAAAGAATGTTGCGAGACTATCTGAAGTATGAAACAGGAAATGTGATCTTGAGCGGTCCTCCAGGAGTCGGCAAGAGCCATTTATCTATTGGAATAGCCAAAGCATTGAATGAAAAATTTAAAGAATGCAAGCAACCAAAGAGTGTGCTATTCATTTCGACTTCTGCGCTCTTCTCAAAGATTGAAGAAAGCTTCAATGGTCGAGGAGACTTCACAGAAAGTTATGCTGTAAATCTACTGAGCAATGTTGATTTTCTCTTTTTTGACGATTTAGGAAAAGAAAGCAGTATGAGCGGAAGCCTCAAAGAAGCGAATGAATGGAGACAACGAGTACTGTTTAAAATCTTGGACAATCGTCAAACAACATTTTTTAACACAAACTTATCGAGCAACGATATTAAAACAATTTACAACAAGGCACTTGCTGACCGGATCTTCAAGGGCGCAAGCAAACATATTTTTAAATTCCCAGAGAATACAGAAAGCAGGAGATATTGATGGAAAACAAACAATTAAAAGATTTAATCGCAAAAGTTCAGCGCTGGTTTTATGACCGAAATTTGCAAACGCAAGATCCAAACAAGCAATTTTTGAAGCTGTACGAAGAAATAGGTGAATTGTCACGAGGACTAGCAGAAAATGATGAAGCCGTTACGAAAGACAGCATTGGAGACATCACCGTAGTGTTGATCGGTTTGACATTGCAATTAGGAATTAAGACAGAAGAAATCTTTCCAGAAAATAATATATTCGTATTTTCCGAGGCAGCAAAGTCAGAAGATTATTTCGTCGTAATGATGGACCAATCATTGGCAGCATACTTTAACCGACAATCATACCAACTAAAAAATGTTGTTTACGAGTTGATGCGAATCTCAGCATTGCTACATCATGACTTCGTTGAGTGCTTGAATATCGCTTACGAAGAAATCAAAGATCGAACAGGAAAATTAGTGGATGGTGTTTGGATTAAGGAGGAACGACTAAAATGACAGAAGAAATTTTAAACAATGGTTTTGACAAAGTAAATAAACCTAATCACTACTGTGGGCAATATGGTCTTGAATCAATTGACATTATTCGCAATTTTGCTGGAGGACCAAAAGAAGTCAGGGGATTTTATTGGGGAAATGTCATCAAGTATCTTTGTCGCTATCAAAAGAAAAACGGATTGGAAGATCTAAATAAGGCAAAGAAGTACTTAGACTGGCTCATCGCAGATCTGAAGCGTGAAGACCTCGAAAAGACAGCGATTGTTAAGCAGGAGTAAAAGTTATGAGACATTATACAAAAAATCAAATGGATCACTTTCGTCAGCAATTACAATTGTTGATTCTAGGAAAAGGTCTAACTCGCAAAGAACTCTCCAGAAATCTTTATCGAGGTGAACAGACGATACAAGAATGGATCACCAAAGACGATATCAATCCAAGGCATGTCCAAGAGTTGTGTGAGTATTTCGGCATCGAGGAAAAATCATTGATGGGCGATCCGGAAGAACTTGCTGATTATAAGTTATATGATCGTGATAAGTACATCTGCACAGGGACTTTAAAAGAATTGAGCAGAATTACTGGAAAAGATAGTGCATTACTTAAATATTACATCCACTTAAACGAGCAAGGAAGAAATGCAGGACATCTAAAACTAGAAAGGGTAATCGAAGATGAAACGTAAAATCGATTGGCTAATCACTAACTTGGTATTGCTGGCAGGAGTTACATTGGTAATTGCCATCAATCTCAACTCCAGATTGGTTGAACAAGAAAAAACAATCAAGGATATGCAGTGGACCATTCAGGAGCATGAATTAAGTATTCAGCGGTTCGCTGAACAAAACACCGCACAAGAGGTAATCCTAAACAAATTAAATCGGGAGTACCAGGCGCAGGAACGAAAGAAAGCAGAAGCAGTTAAAGAAGCTGCTGAAATGAATAATGTTGGAGGATAATAATGATCAACAATGTGAACCTTATTGGTCGGTTAACAAGAGATGCAGAACTACGATACACACCAAGCAATATCGCAACAGCTCAATTCAATGTCGCATGCAATCGAAATTTCAAAAATGCAAATGGCGAATATGATGCAGATTTCATCAACTGTGTGATGTGGAGAGAGCAAGCAGAAAGATTTTGTAATTGGACCAAAAAAGGAATGCTGGTCGGAATTACGGGAAGAATCCAGACTCGAAGCTACGAAGGCAATGACGGTAAGCGAGTATATGTTACTGAAGTTGTCGCAGAAAATTTTCAAGTTTTAGAAAAACGTGATAACACTGCCAACCAGAACAGTATGACTCAATAGATGCCACCTAACTATGCAAATCCGATGGACATTGATGAAAGTGATTTGCCATTCTAAAAATAAAAGGAGAAAAACAATGAACAAAAAGATTATTTTGACAACAGTAGCAACAATCGCAGCAATCGCAACAGCAGGAGGGGTAAAAGCAGATGAACTTAATGGCGATCTCGCAAAAGATAGCATCGGACTTACAGCACAAGCTGGAAACAGCACAAGCGGAACAGAAGCGACTGTTTCAAGTGCGCAGGGAGAACACGAAGGAGATCCTGGAAAACTCGAAGGAGCTCGAGCAGTTGACGATGAAAATTCAAGCCGAGGAAGCAATGCAGGAAGTGTTACAAAGAATGGGGACACTATCCGATTAGAGAACCCGGAAGTCGTGATCGAACAACCAGAAGGAAATGGGCGATATACTCCATTTAAGGTTAAGTATGAGGATATTAAAATCCCAGATGATATTTCAGTAAATGAAGGTGACAAGGTGACCTTTGACTTACCAGAAGAAGTAAAATTTCAAACATCTTATGAGTTTGACGTGCATAACCCAGAAAAAGCAGTCGTAGGTAAAGCTACAGCGGATGCAACTACTAACAAGGTAACTACTGTATTTAATGACTACTTTAAGAACCACCCTCTAAATAAGAGCATGAGCCTTGAATTAGACGCAAGTTGGACAGATAAGGTTGTCCCGGGGAAACCAGTAACAGCTAACTTTAATGGCACTTTAGTCACAGCTAATGTTGGTACAGAGGGAGTTATTGGTAAAGACGAATTAATCACAAAATGGGGAGAACAAGACAAAGCCGATCCAAGTGTTATCAACTGGACAGCACGGGTTAACTATGCCAAACGTGTCTTAAATTATGTGACTATCATTGACGAAATGAGCGAGAACCAAAAGCTAGTTGATAACTACTTTGAGATTAAGAACATTGAAAGCGTAGATCCATGGATTGAAAAAGGATCTGCTATGGACTTGGTTAAGTCAATCAGTAAGTCAGATCATGGATTTACAATCAAGATGGATCGGTTGGATCACATGATCTATCTTTACTACAAGACCAAACTTGTTAATGCTGTAAAAGATTCAACTAATCCTACTAACAAGATCGAGCTTAAGGCTGAAAATGATGGTGCTGTGTCATACATGAAGATCCAGCTCGTAGGTGGTCGTGGTGATGCAGTCGGTGAAGATAAACCAGTTTGGGAAATTCCAAATGACGCTCCGAAATATGAAAAACCGTCAATCGATTTAAATGATATTCCATTAATGCCACCAGCACCGGTGCTTGAAAAACCGGAATGGAAAGGCGGTACAACACCTTTTGACGCACCGCAACTTGACAAGCCCGAGTGGCAAGGCGGAGTGACACCTCCAGACGCGCCAGTATTGGACAAACCGGAACTAGTGATCGATATTCCGGAACCTAAACGCGACGAACCAAAACCACAGCCGAAAGAAGACAAGCCAAACACACCGGCGCCAAAAGAAACTCCAAAAGTCGAAGAAGTAAAAATCACTAATCGCGTGGAAAATCACGCGAAAACCACGCGAAACGAATCTGAAGAAGTCGAAGCGTACAGCGTACCAGCAGTCTTGCCTGCGACTGGATCAGATATTGGATTGTCACTTGTAGCACTAGGTATTTCAGTAGCAACACTAGCATTTACTTTAAAGAAAAAGGAAAGCTGATGTGAGGGGGATTATTCCCCCTTGATTTTGGAAAGAGGAATCGAATGCAGTACAAAGTCATTAAATACATTTCAGATATACAGGAAGAGTTTACGGGAACTTGTGAGTTGTGCTTTGGGACAGCGATGGTAGAAAACGGCTCTATCACGGTTGAAGACGAAAACGGAAAAACTACCGTAATCAGCCTTACTTACTGGGACTGGGGAGACTACTACACAATCTATATTGATAACGTGGTGGAATTTTCAGCATGGTTACAAGAAAGAGATGTAGAACCGATTGATTATGTTGATGAGTGGTCTTGGTTAGATGCACTAGTGACTGATTATTGTGAGGAGAAAGAAAATGAATAAGCAAGAGTTGATTGAACGGATAGAAGATTTAAAAAATGTTTTCGGTAATGAAGCAAAATATATTGAGATAGACGAAGCAATTGAACTCATTGAACAACTAGACGGACCGCAGAAGCCAGTTGTACCGCAGTTTGTGGCGGATTGGATTGAACAGAGAAAAGATGAAGGCTGGAAACTGTCTCAAATGTTTTTACAAGCTAATCTGGAAGAAAAATACGGAAGATGGATTGTAGATAACCAAGAAACATTTGCCCGTGCTTGGCTTGACGGCTACACAGTCGAGAAAGAAAAGCGGTATTATGTAAGATTTAAAGGGATGGAAAGTGGTGATTTTAATTTCTTAAACTTTATCAAATTTCAACACGCTTGGGTGTTATCGTCTTTAAAAATCGATAAGAAATTTCGTACAGAACACACAAAAAAACAGCTCGAAGAGGCCGGTTTTGGCTGGGTGTTCGATTGTGAGGGGATCGAAATTGAGGAGGTGGAAGAATGATTATTAAAGATTATAAATACGAAAATTCAACAGATGGAATTCATTACATAATAGATGTAGATGGTTACGAATTTGAAATGAATCACACAAGAACAGATTATGGTAGTGTGCAACACGACGACATAGAATATTTTTTAAATGAAATTGCTGAATACGATATGCAAGAAGCGGAATTGATCGAAGACTTTGTGAGATTCCAGAGTTACTTGTTAATGTATGGAGTCGGATTCGCCCTTGAAAAAGCTGGTGAGGTGGAAGAATGATAAGATTCAGAGCGTGGCACAATACATGGGAAGAAATGAGTGAAGTCAAACGGATACGATTTGACGATGAAGGAAACGTGACAACAGTTTTGTTTATAGGAAAAGATCTTGGAGTTAACGCAAAGATTGACGAAATCGAGCTCATGCAATCAACAGGCTTGTTTGATGAGAATGATAAGGAAATTTTCGATGGAGATATCCTAAAAGTAAAAATCATGAGTGGTCAAAGTTGGTTGGAGACTGTTAGATACAATGATGTAAAAGCCATGTTTGTTTCTAAAGAAGTTAAGCGTAAAGTCCTTGAAAGCCCTCTATATGATTTATTTATTACAGATCTCCTTGAGGTTGAGGTTATCGGCAACATTTACGAAAATCCGGAATTGGTGGAGGTAGAAATATGATAAAAAAATTATTAATTACAGTTTTTGTTTGTTTGTCTTTTATAACACTATCGGGGTGTGGAAATAAAGATATTCTTGGAACAACTTTTACTTTCAAATACGCAAAAGTCAGACTAGTCGATGGACGAATTGTCGAAGGTGAAGTAAAGCAATGGGCAAAATATGACGAACAAGATAGTATTCGTGTGACTTTCGAAAATGGCGAGGCATATTACACTCACTCAAGCAACGTAACACTGTATAACAAATAGATGGGAATCAACATGGACCTACAAAACTTTATCTATTTATTATTCGGCCTAGTCTGGCTCTCTGGTTTGATCTGGGCCAGTGTGATAGCGTTTAAAAACAGAAAGGAGAAATGATGAGTTTGGATAATGTACATATACCAATGCGAGCGAATAGAATTCTATCTATTGCCCAAATAAATGGCAAGCTAGAGATAGCTATACTTGGGGAAGAGTTTTTTGAAACAGATTCATACTTTGAAGATCTGCACGATGCAGTGCTGCCATTTGACAATATAAGAGATTTAAAGCGTATTATTGATCATATCATCGATGTGGAGGACAATAAATGAGGGTATATGTTGTTAGGAAATACCATGGACGCTCAAGTTGGAGCGATCCTAAACATTCAGCAAAATATATTGAGAAAGAATTTGAAAACAGACATGATGCACTTGCTTACCGTGAGAGTTTAGGTTTACAAGGAATTGTTGAAGTCTACGTCAAAGAGGCAAATGAATGAATTTAAGAAGTAGATATGGATATTTAATCCTAGCATTGAAGCAGTATCCATTCGAGAAAGAAATCAAGGAACGGATTGAAGAAATCGAAGTACCTTGGAAACCAACCGATCCAAATACAGGGATCAAGAGTAATAAGGTAATGACACCGAAAGCGCTGGCCGACATCATCAAAAAAGAATCGGATCCGGAACTGCATCGTCTCGAATTGCTCAGAGAAGCAATCAGCACTGTCAAGATTTTGACACCAGAAAAACAATGGGCAGCAATCAAAGAAGTATACATTGATGGAACTCTAACTGTTGAGGGAGCATCAATCAAATACTTACATTGTAGTAAATCACTTGCTTACAAGGAAGTGATTGAACCATTCTTCAGCAACCTTGAAAAGAAAATCTACGAACTATCTGTAAATACTAAGATCAACATTAATTTGGAAAAAAGTTTAAAATAGGTCCAAAATCGTGGAAAAAATTTAAAATCAAGGTGGTAAAATTGTATTATCGGGTAAAACCGAAGAGAGGTCTCCTTATAGAAAATTGGTTGAGAATTAGTTCAGGAGGCAAGAATACTGGACAATTATCCAGGGACACAGGTTCGAGTCCTGTATTCTCAATGAAACAAGTCAGCAGTTGCTGGCTTTTTATTTTGTGAAGAGAGAGGAGGTGACACTATGAACATTGTAGATCCTATTCGTGATAAAGATGACATCAAGGCAATGAAGGAATATTTAAGAGAGTGGAACGAAAGAAACTATTTGTTGTTTCTATTCGGGATTAATTCAGGCTTGCGTGTCGGAGATATCTTGAGGATACGAGTAAAAGATGTTCAGGGTTGGCATATCAAGATAAAAGAGCAGAAGACTGGTAAGCAGAAACAGATCAAGATGACGAAGACTTTGAAAAAGGAAGTCAGAGAATATATCAAAGACATGCCACTACATTATTACTTGTTTCAAAGTCGCATCGGAAAAAACAAACCACTCGATAGAAGAACGGTGGACTGGATATTAAAGACGGCTGCTCTCGAATGTGGCATTGAAAATATAGGGACTCATTCGATGAGGAAAACATTCGGGTACCATTACTACAAGAAATACAAAGACGTGGCAATGCTCATGGATCTATTTAATCACTCATCTCCTGCGATCACGCTGAGGTACATTGGAATTAGACAAGATCAACGAGATAAAGCCATGTCTAATTTTGATTTATAGTTATCAATTAGACACAACGAGTAAAACGCTAATTAGTTTTATTAGTTGCCTGCTATTCATTTATTTTACAGGCTTTTTAAAGCTGGTGCGAATCAGACAGAATATAAGATATGTCTAATTCAAGAGAGAAAAACAACATAGTTTTCAGAAATAATATAATGAATTTCAGAAATAGATAATTGAAAGTATGAAATGTTACAGAGGATTTAAGAATTGAAAGTAGATGTTTCGACAAGAGAAAGTCGCAGAGAGTTTTATCTTTCAAGATCATGGAGACAACTGAGACTCGAAGCAATGAGTCGAGATCATTTTGAATGTGTCTGGTGTCGAGATCAGGGAAAGGTAACGACAGATAACCTCGAAGTCGATCACATCAAAGAGCTAGAATATTATCCAGAGTTTGCTCTAGATATCGACAACCTTCGTACTTTGTGCAAGGAGTGTCACAATAAGCGACATCATCGCTTTCAATTTCGCAAATCATTCAAGTTGCAAAATAAAAATTTTCGTTCTGACGAATGGTGGGGATGAAAATTTAAAATTTTGAAAAATTCAAAGACCCCCCGGTCGAAAAAAATCGAAAAAAATCGATCTCTGGGAACCGGTGGGAGGGGTCGATTGTCCAAATGCAAAGCACTATTTTTTAAGGGGGAGGGGGCTCATGGAAGAAT